ACGTGATAAACGTCTAGCTGCATGTGATTGGGTTGTGACAAAAGCATTAGAAGCTGGTGGATCTGTGCCTTCTGATTGGGCAACTTACCGCACAGCCTTACGTGATATTACAGGACACTCTAACTGGCCCAACCTGTCTTCTCCTGACATGAGTGGTAACGGTGGCGATTGGCCCACGGAGCCTAGCTGATGGACAAAAGAACTGTAGCCTCTGCACACAGCAGAATTGATGATCTGAACGTCACTTCTGCATCTTTACGCACAGAGGTGACCATACAACACAAAGAGCTTTTTACGAGGGTGAAGCGCTTAGAGGCGATTATGATTGGTGCTAGTGGCGCTATCATATTAATGCTCTTGGCGGTACTAACAAAAATGGGGTGATGAAATGAATATGACACCAGAGACGTTTGATAAACTCAAGATTTTACCCCGTTTGATGATGTTGGCTGTCACGGTGCTTACATATCAATCAGTCCACTGGTTCATGTCCATTCCCCCTGATCTTGTCACCAACGCCCAAGCGGGGCTTGTCAGTGTCTGTATGGGTGCTTTGACGGGTTGCTTTGGCATCTTCATCAATGGTGAAAAGCCATGATGGCTTTATTGGGAAGCCTGCTGGGCTTCGGATCATCTTTTCTGCCGTCAGTGCTTGATTACTTCAAGGCCAATCAGCAGCAAAAGCACCGCATCGAAATGATGCAAATCGAGACAGAGCTTGCCCAAAAGCGTTCTGAGATGAAGCTGGTCGAGCTAGACAAGAAGGCAGACATCGAAGAAACAAAGGGACTGTACGCACATGACCGATCTATTGACGCTGGAGGCTTTATCAACGCTCTTCGGGGTAGTGTTCGTCCTGTTATTACTTATGCCTTTTTCGGACTGTTCGTAGCCACAAAAGTGGTCATCATGGTTAAGGTAACGCAGGCTGGTGGTGACTGGATGTCAGCCGTTGATCTTATGTGGGATGGAGAGACATCTGGATTATTCAGCGCGGTTCTGGCATTCTGGTTCGGAAATCGAGCAATCAGTAAATACGCAGGAAAAAAATGATATTATCGTCGGGGCAAATTGAGCAGCTACTGCATGGCAACAAAAACTGGAAGGCGTGGGAGACGCCTCTCAAAGACATTCTTGCCAAGTACCAGATCAACACGCCCCAACGCATTGCAATGTTTATCGCTCAGTGTGGGCATGAGAGCCTAAATTTTACGGTGCTGGAAGAAAATCTGAATTACTCCGCAAAGGGCTTAAATGCAGTATTCCCGAAATACTTCAAAAACGCAGGACGTGACGCATCGCTGTATCACCGCGATAGTGAGCGTATCGCTAATGTGGTCTATGCTGATCGTATGGGTAATGGCGATACATCTAGCGGAGAAGGCTGGATGCACAGAGGGCGTGGCGTCATTCAGCTCACTGGAGCGCACAACTATTGTTTATTCGCAGAGGCCATAGGCAGGGATAAAAATGCGACAATTAAATATTTAGGCACCAAGGACGGCGCACTGGAAAGCGCCTGCTGGTTCTGGAATACAAACGGCCTAAATAAATACTGCGACAACGGCGACATCAAGGGCGCAACCAAGCGGATCAACGGCGGATATAATGGCCTGTCTGATCGGGAGCATCATTACCACCGAGCAATGTCGATACTAGATGGCTCATACAAGCCCCAGACATCCCCTGTGCTGCTCAAGGTTGGCTCTAGAGGCCCAGAGGTCACTAAAGTGCAGGAAGCTCTCAATCTGGACGCTGACGGCGTATTTGGGCTAATGACTAAGGCGGCTGTCATGGATTGGCAAAAAAGAAATGACTTGACTGAAGATGGGATAGTCGGCCCTAAGACTTATGCTGCCTTGATCGGAGAATAATATGCCGCTGCAATTGCTAAAATACAACGCTGGCATCGTCAAAGACACCACAGAATATTCTGCTGGCAAAAACGGCCCGTTCTACGTTGACTGCGATCTGGTTCGATTTAAAAATGGATACGCAGAAAAAATTGGCGGCTGGCAAAAAGAACAAATTAACGAGCTTGATGCGTCTGGTAATATTACTGGCACCGAAACAACACTGACAGGAATTGCCAGAAAAATGATTTTTTGGAGGGCTTTCTCTGACGGCGTGGATAGAATTGCGGTGGGAACACACAATCACTTATATATTGTCGAAGGCGGTGCGCTGTACGATATCACACCCCTGCGCGATAGTACCAACGCCACAACCACAACCACAGAGGCGCTGGACACCAGCGAAACTGCAATTGATTTAACAAGCGTGGCTGGATTTAAATCTGCTGGCGTAATTAAAATTGACAGCGAAATTATAACTTACACTGGCATAAGCACTCTAACTTTAACTGGATGCACCAGAGGAACAAATAGCACGTCAGCCGCAACTCACACCAGTGGCGCAACGGTCACTCAAGTATTAATAGCGCCATTCGCCACAACGGGTGGAAGCAAAACGGTGACGATAACAGACAGCGGCCACGGTGCAGTTAACGGCGACTGGATTGCAATCACAGGTGCGGCAGCAATAGGCGGCGTCACAGCCGATCAATTAAATCAAAAAGCTGGCTATCAAATTACGTTTATCAACACAAATAGCTACAGCATCAGTGTGAGCAATGCAGCCACCTCAAGCGTGTCGGCTGGCGGTGGAAATGCAATTGTAATTAATTATTTAATTGGAGCGGCGGCTGGTCTTGGCGCACAAAGCTCTGACCCCGCACTTGGCTGGGGGGTTGGTGGCTGGGGGGAAGGCACTTGGGGAACGCCCAGAGTAATTACAGATAATACAATTAATTTAGACAACAGTTTGTGGAACTTAAACTTGTGGGGGGAGGACTTAATCGCAACGGTCAGGGGTGGCGCACTCTACTATTGGTCTGCGTCCTCTGGGTCAACAACACGGGCGTCCCTAGTGTCTGATTTTGCAAGTGCCACAAGTGTTCCAGAAATTGCCAGAACCACCACCGTATCGTTTCCAGATCGGCACTTTGTGGTTGGTGGGGCCAGCGTCTATGACGCCTCAGATGGATCAAGTGGTGCGCTGGACGAAATGCTAGTTCGGTGGTCCACGCAAGAGGACTTCACAAAATTTGCGCCAACAGCACTCAACACTGCTGGCGATCAGAGATTGCAAATCGGTACAAAAATAGTGGCGATGGTCTCTGCGCGTGAAGAGACAATCATATCCACTGACGAAGCAATTTATGGCATGACCTTCGTTGGACCCCCATTTATTTTTGCGTTTAGATTGCTTGCAACAGATTCTGGCGCTGCTGGAATGAATACTATGATCAGCATTGATGGTAATGTGTTTTGGATGGGCAAGCGTAATTTCTTTAAATACGATGGTGTGGTCAATGAGTTGCCATGCTCTGTTCAATATTTCTTGTTTGATCGCCTGCAAGATCGATACTTTGATAAAGTTGTTGTGGGTCACAACAAGGCATTTAAAGAAATAACTTGGTTCTATGTTTCAACGGATAATACTGTGCAATTAAATCCTGAAAACGACAGTTATATTACGTTTAATTACGCAGAAAATGCATGGACAATTGGCACAATGGACAGGTCTGTTTGGTCTGATAGCTTTGGCTCAAGAGAAAAGCCATTTGCATTTGATCCTAATGGATTTCTCTACGATCATGAAACAGGTACGAGTGATAATGGTAATGCAATGAATGCATTTATTGAAGGTTCGCCCCGCGAAATTACAGCCGAGGGCAACGACTTGTACATGGTAGATCGGATTGTTCCTGACGCAGTAATGACAGCAGGTACAAATCTTTCTGTTTTCATGAATACGCGCAAATATCCCAATTCTTCTGAAACGGTAAAGGGGCCGTTTGCAATTACGTCAACCACAGAAAACGTCAGCACACGCGCTAAGGGTCGCCAGATCGCCTTGAAGTTCCAAAGTACAGGCACTGCGGATGACTGGCAGCTTGGCGACTTTCGCGTCAATGTAAGATCGGAAGGCCCAAGATGAGTACATCACCGCTTGCAGTATTGCGCCTGCCAAGCCCACCAACACAGTACCAGCAAGGCTATATGGCGCGGCTAACTAATACGTTGGAGCTTGAAAAGCAGGCAACATACTTTGCGGCGTCTGTCGGCCTAAATACGGCTGTAGATCAGGCCGAAGCTACAGCGTGGTTTATGGGTTAATGGCTAATAATTATAAAAATGCTAAAGTCGATCTGACAACGACAGGGGCAACCGTACTGTACACTACGCCCAGCGCAACCACCACTCTGATCAAGTCGATCCTAGTTTCCGAAGACAGCGGAAATGCCGACACAATTACGGTCACAATTACAGACGTTGCCGCAGCC